CGTCAAAGGGGTGTCGTTGGTAACATCCCAGAAGGAATGTGGAGTCAACACGCCGCTGTCGAGTTGATAGGTGCGGGTCTCTGTCGTAGACGCAAAAGTTGCACTTGCACCTCCTGCCCCGGTAATTGTTCCCGAAAAAGCAGTGGTACTGGCGGTGTGGAAGTAGTATGGAAGCGTCAAAGGGGTATTGGTTACGTCATAGGACAGGGCCAAAGTGCCTGTTCCCGTCGATCCTCCCCCTCCTTGGATGACTTCCCCTGGCACAAACGCCCCGCTGATGCCAGTGACGGTCATGTCAAAAGTGGTCTTGAAGGTTGTGGACTTTTGCAACCACCACCACTTGGTGCGCCCAGCAACGCGCTTGGCGATAATGTTCAGGTAACGGCGAGCCTGGTCTTTATATGCCGTTGTGGAGCTGTTTAGGCCAGCTCGGTCCAGCGTCAATGTGATAGCTTGCGAAAGTGTCATGCCAAGTTCGCCCACGCACCGCCTTGATAGCCTTGTAGCTTGCTATCGGTGCTGTTATAGATGATCATCCCGTTTACCGCCGTCAGCGCATTTCGCTGAGTGGTGGTAAGGGTGTTCACCTGCACGTATCCGGTAGTCGAGCTTCCGACTATGGTTTCTGCTTCTACGTGGCCGAACTGGCCGACCTCTGACACGTAGGCCGCTTGCCTCTGTTGCCCTCGAGCGGTCGGATCTGCTGATTGCCGAGGAGCTTGGTCCTGCTGCCTACTCTGATGCGATCGGCCCGTCGCCCGTGAATTCTGACGGGAGGGGTGCGACATCTGTCGGAAACTCCTCTTGTGCGATAGTTGCCAGGTCATCTGCGGAGCCCATGCCGGCGCCATACAGCTGCTCTGCTTCTCTGGAGGTGGTCGTAGTGGTTGCACCGTTGCCGTCCTCGGCGGCATTGTGCCGTTCTGCCATCACGCTCATTGCTGCTTCCATCCCGAGCAGGTCCACAAGGGCATCGCTCGGTTTGGGAACGAATCCTGGAGGCTGAATGATCTCCCCAGCAGAATAGGCGATGCGGCGAGCATCAGCGTTGGTCGTTTTCGGCTTGGCTCGTTCAACCACGCCAGACGCGCTAATTGCATTGCGGATCGCTGCTTTGGTTTGCCCGTCAGCGGCCTTCAAAAGGTCGAGCAACGGGGCCAGCTTCTGCTCTACAGTCTGCTGATCGCCTACCGTAGGATTAGACTCGGTCATCATAATTCCTTTCGCGCCATGGCCCATGGGCCGTGGCAGGTGTGAGTCCGGCGTGGACTTGCTCGCATTTACGAGCAGCGTATCCACCTCCGGTGGCTCGGTACAGGAAGGAGAGGGAGCCGAAACTCCCTCTCCTTCTTTGGTTTATTCAATCGACAAGTGCGCTGCGACGTAATCATTATCGTCGCCAGTTGAACCCACATAATGTCCGATTGTCTGGTATCCATCATGTGCGTCCAGCTTGGCCTCAACAAGGCCGTCGTGCGCATCGCTCATCACCAGCTCCATTCCGTAATGCGGAGCAGCGGTGGTAGCTGCGTCAAATTGAACCGCCGCGACGCCTCGCGTCTGCGCCCAGAAGTAATATCCACTGGTAATCGCGATTGGATTAACACCAACAACCCAAGAATCCGTTGCTGCGCCTGAACTGGTGCCATCCGCCGTAAGAACGGCCCCATACGGATTTCCGACGATCATAACACCGGTCGCCGCCACGGGTGCTGTAACGAGGGCATCGTACAGATAAAAAGTGATCTTATCCGAACTTGCCGTGGTATGACTCTTGATGCGGTAACATTGACCCGCACCCGTGCCATCGGTGAAAACGATGTAACCGCCCGCATAGAAATTCGCCGTCGTGGAAAACTGAGACCCACTTCCGGTCAAAGAGAAATAATCGTTTCCTGCGGTCGCGCTTACGGTAGTGGTCGAATCAAGCTCGGCCAGCAAGCCATCGCTATAGTCGCTGGAGCAGCAATTGCCAATTGTAATTCCCGCCGCGCTCTTCGTGTATCGAAATCTGCGGCCATCATCAAATTCCAGGGAAGCACCTAACGGACCTTTCTGGGTAGAGGACTCCTCATAAATGCCTTGAGAAATCCCGCCAATGGAACCAAGTCCTACGCTTCCGTTATTGGTGCCTCCTGCACCAAAATCCCAATTTGTAGACATCTTATTTTCCTCTCCCCTGTGGTCAGGGTATGAACCCCCATTGGCTTGGGGGCAAGGTTATTAGGTGATCGTGTGCAACACGCCCTGACGGCGGCGGTTGTTGGTCACCAACTGCACGCCGACCACCACAAAGGCGACTTTCGCCAACTGGTTGGACGGCTCTTTGAACGGCGTCTTTGCGAAGTTCAGACCCGCCTGCATCTTCAGCTTCAGATACTTGGTGTTCAACAGGTACATGCTATCGGAAACACAGTCTCTGTCGCCGATGACCGGTGCGCCACGGAAGGTGATGTCACCCTCTGCGCCGAGGCCGGCATTTGCATTCTGGCGGTTGCCAGAAGACGTGAAGCGCGTGTATCCAGTGCCCTCAAACAAAGACTCATATGCCCCATACTGGGTCATCGAGGTAATGATGAGGTTGGTCTTGTCATTGGCTTCCGATGCGTTGTTCCACACCGTCCCCATGTTGACTGGACCCTCGTAGCGCGTATTTGTCTGAGTGACAAAGGACGTGCCGCTGAACGTAGTACGTGCCGGCTCCCACCAGGTCTCGTTGCTGGCATTGATGCCGCCGAGGGTGGTGCCAGAAGACGTAGCGCAAATATCCTGCAAACCGAGGATCGACTTGCCAGACTGTGCGTTATGAATCGCGGCATTGATCGTGTCGAGCGACTTGGTCATGGCCTGCTTGGTCTTTGCCTCGAGCAGCTTCATGGCCGAATCGGAGGACCGTGCCTCTTTCTCCTCAGTCATTGAGATGACGATCGGAGTGGCAGAGTAACGGAAGTTGTAGAACGCTGCGGTGATTCCATCCGTGGAACCGGTGCTGAGAACGTCGAAGCCGTCGAACCACTCCGAACTGCCCAGACCATACATGAGATCTTCCTGGATCTCCTTACCGCCGGTTTCCGTTTCCAATACGCCGGAACGGCGGAACCGTCCTACAGTGGGATACGCGTCACTGATGTTGTCCGTCAAGCGCTTGCGCTTGGCTCGCATTGTCAGGGTCCACGCGGCATCCCAGGTTTCAGTGGTAGATGTAGCTGCCATCTTTGAAATCCTTTACGGGAATTTAGCCGAAGCCGAGCTGTTTAAGCCCATCCATGACTTCGCCAGTTGAAAGTTCAGAACCTCCCGTTGGCGACACAGGTACCGGACTTGCCGGGGTGGTCTGTGACGCGGCTCCTGCTCTTACCAGTTGATCAGACGCTGACAGGTCCGCTGACTTCTGTGCCGCTATCCCACGGATCAGCTCGTAAGCTTCCGTTGGGGTGTAGGGGCGTTGAGTCGCTGGATTCTGTACAGATGAAAGCGCATTCACCTGCGCTGCATAGGCATCAATGTCAGGATACCTCTCTCGAGCTGCCTGGGCTGCTTCGTTCGATTCGTTGGCCCGATTCTGGAGCAGATGAACTGCCAATGCCTTAATCACGTCTTCGGATTGAGCTTGGCGTTGTTCATATGTTTCCAGGCGCGACCCCATCGTGTGCTGATTCAACGTCTGAACGAGGTCCAATGCCCTGGACTCTTCCTCCGTTAAAGTTGCACGTAATGCAGCCAATGGATCTTGTGCCTGTTGTGCAGGTGGTGCATTGAGTCTGGCCTCTAAAGCCTGAAGCCTTGCGGCAGTGGCTTCATTGGCTTTTCTGGCTTCAGCATTTGCCTGGGACTTGCGGGTGTAATCTGCCAGCAAGTGCCTTTCACGGTCGGTTGCTGTATTAGGATCCAGATTATCCAGATCCGCCGATGGCGCTTGTTGCGCCGGTGGACGAGGTTCATCAGTTGCTACAGGTGCTGTGGTTGGTTCTGCACTATTGTCAGCTTGCCGAGGTGTTGGTTCGTCATGGCTCATATCCTCATCGAGGTCTGAACCAATTTCGACTACCTCCTCGTCCGCTGCGGCAGAAAGTCCAACTTCACTGCCATCTGAGTCTGACGCACGTTCCGTCATCTATGGTGCCTCCAAATCAAAATCGCCCTGTGCAGCGCGGGTCAGAGCTTCAGCTTGTGCTGATTCCAACTCGGCTGCGTCCAGAAACTGTGAGTTGTTCTTCGATGCTCTTGCGGGCTGTTCCTCTGGCCGATAGCTCCGACTTCCGCCGGAAGGGTCAGAGGATTCCTGCAAGTCCATCTCCTTCATCAACTGCCTTTTGTGTTCGTAACTCTCCACCACCTGCCCCAATCCTGGCTCATACCTGCCATACATGGAGGAATGGGATCGGTGGATGTGGTTGGTTTTCTGTCGGCCCCATTCGGCCTGTTTGCCGCATTTACATTCGATCGTTTGCGGGATTTTCCCTTCACAGGGCCAATCGCGATACGACTTGTTGCATGATCCACAAAAGAAATCCCAGAGTCTGATCATATCAGTTCTGTGCCCGATCAATTGCATTCGGCTGAGAAATGTCCTGCGCATTCGAGCGCACGGCAGAATCTATTCTTTGCACAGCCTGCTGTACGTCATTGCCGCCTCCACCCCCACCGCCACCGCCTTGGTCTGCCATGGAGGAAATCTTCCCTCCGCCGGAAACTCCTCCTTGAGCCTTCTGCTGGATGATCTGCTGATGCTCCTGGTGATGCTGTTGCACCATCTGCATGACCACCTGCTGCATCTCTGGCGGCAGTTGGAGGAACTTGGCCGAGGACTGCTGAATGTTGGCGTGAATCGGCATATGGCTCTGGTGATCGTCTTGCGGGTTCACCGGAGCGGACTGCGGCTGGCCTGTAGCCGCCCACATGACCATCAGCTCGTTCTCGGTCTCTGCTGTCCTCATTGCGTCCCAGCGAGCCGTCTGACCGATCAGCTTCTCCTGGTTCGGCACTCGGAAAGCTCTCAGCAGATGCTTGATGGCTTCTGGTCGAGGAATTTCTGGGAGCTGGATCAAATAGTTGAACAGCGCCAGCGCATCCTCCCGCTCCAACTCCTCGAACATCGGCTTCATGGAGCCAGTCTCAATGTGGACCTTGAAACGAGCCTTCAGCAGGTCGCCTGTGACAGCCTGGTAAACCGGATCGTTGTCTGTTTCGGCCACATTGACCAGGAAGTTCTCTGGCGTATACCGCCGATCACTCATAATGCGGAGCGTATCGACCACCACTTCCTGGTAGAGGTCTCCGACGCGGCTCTGCATCCATTCTCGGTTAAGCTGTCCAAACGAAGCCTGCAACGAGGCTTGCGTGGCGGTGACTCGCGGCCCGCCGCCGGAAGCTACCTGGCTGACGTTTAGCACCTGTTCCTGATACTGCCGCAGATCTGATTCCACACCCAACTGATCGGGAGGAGGGTTGCCCTGTTGCAGCTCAGAGAAGGAGTTATGCACATCCTCCACCCACGCCAGCACCATGTCCTTGCCTTGGGTGACGGAGGTCTCGATGTCAGGGTTCTCTTTGCGCTCTGCTCGGCGTCCAAGAATGATGCGGGTTGCTCGATTGAGCAGATTCTTCCGCCTGGAGACCGATTCGATGATGCCCTTCTGCGTATCCTCTGCATAGGCCATCATCGGAAGGCCATACAGCTCGTCATGGCTCATATCCAGCGCCAATGAGCTATACGGGAAGCCATTCTTCACCAGATATCCACCGGTGGGCTTGAAGGTCCCGTCGATCATCTTTTCTTCGCCGGAAATGGGGTCGATTTCCAACTCGACTTTGCCGGCCAGGAAAGGATGAATGATGTCTTCGATGGGCTGCTTCACGCCATTGGCGAAGGTGTATCGGCGGCGGTGCATCCGATCGTGGACTTCTTTCAGCATCACATACTTGCCGTCCATTCTGGAGGACTTCCAGGCTTCCTCTTCCTCCGAGCTCTGAAACGGCTTCTGCTGGGTCTCCTCGAGGATGACGATCTCACTCTCTTCCTCGTTGAGCGGCTTGATCTCGTCCTTGAAACGGAATCTCGGGTCCTTCATCACCCACTCATGGGGGACCAGCATCTTTTCCCAGATGAACCGGCCATGGCCCACCTTGTGGGGTGGGGTCATCGGGTCTGCATAGACGTTGAACGGGCTCATCCGCTGCCAATAGACCATGCCGTTCTGCATGGCGTCGTTGGCGACATATGGTGGCACAATGTCGTTGTCCCCAGGGGGGTTCACGCCCGCCTTGAGCCAGCCACGGTAACAATAGAGCGAGTCGAACAATGCCTGCTGGACTTCGGGCTTCACGTCCATCAGCTCAAGCGCATCGTTGCCGACTCGCTCAAGTATATCAGAGGCGAATTCGATATCGCTGTTTTCGGCTTTGAAAAACACCTTTGGGTTCTGAAAGGCCACTGAGGTGATGATCATGCGGGTCAGTGGGTAAAACTGGCTGATTTTCTGCGTAGAGGTCTTGTTCAGCCCTTTAATCTTGAAATCGAGCTTGTATTGCTGGATCAGTCGGCGCCAGAGCTTGTGCTTGGGCTCCATCCACTTTTCGCCGGTGGCAAAGGTGTTTTCCCAAAACTTCACATGCTCCTCTGGCATGATCCGATCTTCATTGGGGGCCTTGCCATTGCCGTTAGTGTCTGGCTGGGCAATGTCTTTCGGGGTGAATTCGCTCATGCGAATTGCAGCTCCTCATGTGCGGTGCGTAGCCCAGAAATCAGATTGTTCCCCAGCATCGGGTTCCGATCCTGTGGGGCGCCGGCGTCTGTGGGGCCGTACATCTTCATCAGCCCATAGCGCCAATCGTCCGCGATGTGGTCGTTGGAGTTTTTGGTCTCGATG